GGGAAAACGAATGCGGCAGCGTGGGCGGCTGACTATCTGCTAAGTATGGGGGCGATTCGCAGAGTGTTGGTCGTATGCCCTCTGTCTATCATGGACTGTGCATGGCGCTCTGATCTGTTCAAGACGGTTATGCACCGAAGAGTAGGCATCGCTCACGGCTCCAGAGACCAGCGGATTCAGGTAATCAAGGGCAGCTACGATTTTGTCATCATCAACTATGACGGGGTTGAAGTGGTGCGAGACGAGCTAGTGGTAGGCGGGTTCGATCTGATTATTGCCGATGAGTCGAGCTACCTGAAGAATGCCAAGACAAGACGATGGAAAGCCTTTAACTCTCTGATTGGGGCTGACACATGGGTGTGGCTCATGACAGGTACTCCAGCAGCGCAGTCGCCAGAGGACGCATACGGGCAGGCAAAGATCGTCAATCCTAGCGCTGTGCCCTCCTATGCGGGTGCGTTCAGAGACAAGGTGATGATAAAAATCAATCAGTTCAAATGGATTCCAAAGCCCGATGCTCAGGAGATCGTACACAGCGTACTCCAACCGGCGATTCGTTATACAACAGAGGAGTGCCTAGACCTGCCAGAGCAGTTGTATACCACATACGAAGTACCGATGACTCCACAACAGGAGAAATACTACAAGAAGCTACGTAAGGATATGCTAATACAAGCGGCGGGAGAGGAAGTCTCCGCAGTCAATGCCGCAGTACAGTTGGGTAAGTTATTACAGATTTCAAGCGGAGCAGTCTATGCTGACACGGGGGAGACAGTGCAGTTCGATGCCTCCAACAAGCTGAACGAGATGCTAAATGTTGTACAGCAGGCTTCTCACAAGACACTGATCTTCTGTGCTTTCCGGCATTCGATAGACATCGTAGGTGAGTTTCTAAAGAAGCATGGAGTCTCTAGTGATGCCATTCATGGTGGCGTGAGCCCAAAGAGAAGAACGGAGATTTTCAAAAAATTCCAAGAGAGCACAGAGCCTCATGTTCTTATCATTCAGCCACAAGCAGCAGCGCATGGGGTTACACTTACGGCAGCAAATACTGTAATATGGTTCTCCCCCACGACTAGCGCGGAGACGTACCTGCAAGCCAATGCCCGAGTCCACAGAGCAGGACAGAGGAATCCTTGTTTGGTCGTCCACCTTTGCAGCAGCGGGGTAGAGAAGCAGTTGTATAAGGCGCTGGAAGATCGTACACTGGCACAGAACAACTTGTTGTCCATGTATAAAAACTTTTTGGGAGGTGATATTTGACGTAACCCTTTGATTCTTGGTATAATATGTCTGGCCCCACACGTTATGTGGGAGATGTCGATACGCAATCACGCAACACTACGCGAGGATATTATGGAGACTGAAAAATTATCAGCGGACAGCTTGGCTGCTGCTTTCTTGAACCTGCGGGACACGTACTACGCTTTGAAAAAAGAGAACGAAGAGAAGGAAGCGGTCCTGAAAGGTAAAATGGAGGAGCTACAAGCCGAGATGAACAGGCTCTGTGAAGAGCTAGGTGCTGGAAGCATAAAAACAAATCATGGGACAATCATAAGGAGTGTAGCAACTAAATACTATACGACGGACTGGGACTCTTTGTATCAGTTCATCAATGCTCATCAAGCACCATACCTGCTTGAGAAGAGAATCAGCAACGGGGCTATGCGGGACTTCCTAGAGGACAATCCCGAAGTGTTCCCAATGGGTATGAATACCGACCGTGCGTACTCCGTCACTGTACGCCGCCCTTCCAAAAAACTTTAATAGGTAGATATCATGTCTAATGTAATGCTTTTCCGTGACCAGACTTCGGTCGTTTCTAGCGCTCAAGAGCTGGATGATGTAACCAAAAAACTGTTGGGTAACAATAACTATAAGCGCATCTCTCTGCGCGGTTCCAAGTTCCGTATGATCGTCAATGGACAAGAGGCGGCGCGGAGCCCCAAACCCGAGATGGATGTAGTGATTGTCAACGCGGCTCCTGATGTGAGCCGTACCTTCTATGCCAAGACCTTTGATCCTAACGCAGTGGGCCTACCTGATTGCTGGTCGAATGATGGCAAGCGTCCTGATCCTAAGGCTCCTGCGCCTCAATGTAATACCTGTGAAGACTGCCCAAAGAACATCGCTGGGTCTGGCACCAATGGCAAGGGGCGCGCTTGTCGCTTCAGCCGTAGGCTGGCGGTAGTATTAGCTAACAATGTAGAAAACAGCGATGTCTACCAGCTAACGCTTCCGGCTACGTCCCTCTTTGGTAAGGCGAAGGGTGAGGACGACATGGCACTGGATGCGTATGTTAAGCATCTGGCAGGGTTCAATTACTCTATTACTCGTGTCGTGACGGAGATGCGGTTTGATGAATCTGCAGAGTCTCCCAAGCTATTTTTCCGCGCTGCACGATCTTTGACCGATGCCGAAATCGCTGCGGTGGTCGAAAAGGGCCAGAGCCCAGAAGCCTTAGCTGCTATCACGTTCAACCCCGCGCAGATGGATTTAGCCAAGACCGCTGAAGCCACGGCACCCAAGGCATCGCCGTTCAGAGAAGAACCCGTAGTGGTTGAGACCGTTGAAGACGAGCCTGTTGTCCGTAAGTCGAAAGCAAGTGCTGCGCCGGTTAAAAGCGAATCGGTGGAAAACCTCATTGACGCATGGGCTACTGACGATTGATAACTGGATAGGTTGATATCCTTTTTATGGGCGGTGTTCTGCACCGCCCCTTTCGTTAGTAGGCAGGGAGCATGGAACCAGAAACATTATTTAACACCGTATTGGCCGAGGACGGCCTGCTCTGCTTAACAGGTTTGAGGAGTGATCGCTCAGCCATGCCAAAGGTGCGTTACTTCGAGCAAGGCGACCCAGAAATAGCAAGGACAATAGCCGCAATGGAGGAGGAAGGCAGAGAGGTTTACTTCGCCTGTGCCACATTCCAAAACAAAGACAAACCAAAAAACGTACAAAATATCCAAGCGCTCAAGAGCTTCTATCTTGACCTAGATTGCGGCAAGGAGAACGGCTACCTGACCAAGAAGGAGGCTATTGAAGCGATTCAGAAATTTTGTGACACGATCAAACTCCCGCTCCCCACACTGGTCGATTCCGGTTTCGGAGTACATGCCTATTGGAGCTTAAACGTCGCTGTAGAGTACAACACATGGAAGCCTGTAGCTGACGCATTCAAACGCAAAACTCACGAATTAGAATTAAAGGCCGATCCTGTAGTGACGGCAGATGGAGCGCGAATCTTACGAGTCCCGAACACCACGAACAAAAAACGCGATAACAATCACAAGAGAGTCGTACTTAAACGAGTCGCAGACCCTATAACCCTAGCACATTTTTCAGCCTGTGTAGGGTACGTATCACGCGAGGCTTACTCTCCTGTTCACTCAGCCGATCCTGTCATGGAGAAGTTGATGCAGGTAAGCCGCACATTCAAATTTAGCAGAATCTACAAAAAAAGCATTGATACCATTGAGCGCGTCGAAGAAACTATTGAGCAGATAGAGCAGGCAGATGGCACCAAGATTGACCGTCTGGTAAAAAGAAAAGTTGAGCGCAGTGCTGGGTGCCCGCAGATCGCCTATTGTGTATCTAATCGAGCAACCCTAGAAGAACCCATGTGGCATGCTGCGCTATCCATCGCGCAGTTCTGTATTGATAGAGTCGAAGGGATTGATATGGTGTCGAGGGATTACCCCGGCACCGAGCCCGACGAGTGGTTTGCCAAGGCGAGTAAAGCAGAAGGCCCTCGCACCTGTGAGAAATGGAAGGAGCTCAATCACCCTCAACTCTGTACGGGATGTATCCACAAGGGCAAAATCACATCGCCTATATCCTTGGGTGTAGTGATAGAAGAGGCACTGCCAGAAGAGCACATCATTGAGGTCAAGCATGAAGGACTGAACGAGACGGTTTCTGTAGAAATTCCTACTGACTACCCTTTTCCTTGGATACGCCCGAAAGGTGGCGGGGTTGCTTATAGAGGCAGTGTAGAGAATGACAATCCTGACAGTGGTGATGATCCTGACGAGTTCATGGTCTACGAGCGCGACTTGTGGGTAAAGGATAGATCGAAAGATGGAGAGCAGGAGTATGCTACGTTGTGTATTTGTTTGCCGAATGACGGGTTATCTGAAGTCACGGCTCCGCTGGCCTATCTATACAAAATGGACACCCTACGAGATATCCTTGCTGCCAAGGGAGTGCATGTAGTCACAAACAACAAGCGGCTTGAATTACTTCGTCGCTATATCGGAGCATGGACAAAGAAGCTGCAAGATGACGGCAAAGCCGCAAACGCCCGTAAGCAGTTCGGATGGCATGACAACGACACACGGTTTGTTATTGGCAATAGAGAGGTACATGACACAGGCACTATCGGCCACAGCCCTATTACCAAAGGAGCGCAAGCAGTCGCTGAGATTTACGCAAAAGTAGGCAAGCTAGAGAATTGGCAGAAGATTGTGAACACCTATGCTAGTAAAGGAAATGAGGCTAGGGCCTTTGCTTTGTTCTGTGGGTTCGGTGCTCCGTTGTATAAGTTCATTGGTGAAGGGAGCATGATCGTCCATCTGACTAACGTAGCATCGGGTGTGGGTAAGTCTACATTGCAGAAAGCTGTTACCAGCATCTGGGGTGATCCTATACGGGGTATGCTGACCGATAACGACACTGCGAACGCCAAGCTGCATAGGGCGGGGGTGCTAAACAATATCCCGGCGTGTATAGACGAAGTGACCAATATGCTGCCAGAAGCGGTAAGCCGCTTTAGTTTTGACCTATCATCCGGCAGGGGTAAGAACCGGCTAAGGACGCATGACAACATGGAGCGCACCAATGACACGACATGGGCTACGATCTTTCTGACCTCTGGTAACAACAGCCTGCATGGGGTGCTGAAGCAATACAAAGAATCTGTCGAAGGCGAAATGCTCCGCATACTGCAAGTGCCCGTAGAGAATGATGACCTCCTCACTAAAGCAGAGG